GTTGGAGACCGCGGCGCCGAGGTTGCGCTGGATGTCCAGCCACTGCTTCACGGTGCGGTTCATGTACCAGGCGGGCCGGCACATCCTGATGTTGGGGATCTTGTTCATCGCCCGCATCATCAGCTTGACCAGATCGGCCGGGGTCGCGCCGGCGAGGTCGGAGACATCGATGTTGCCGATGCGCACGACGTAGCGCCAGTCGCGCACGGTGAGGCCCGCGTCCCACTTGTAGTGCGTGCGATAGCCCTGGTAGCGGTTGCCCGCCGCGTCGAGCAGCGTCTGCTCGCCCAGGTCCTTCATCGACAGGCCGGCCTTGCTGCCCTTCGGGAAGATACCGTGCACGGTGAGGTCGCCCCAGCCGACCAGCCAGATCGACGTGTTGTCGGAACCGACGCCGCCTCCCGAGATGAAGTTGTTGGCGGTCTGCGACGTTGCCGTCGAGGTTGTGTTGTAGCGCGGCGAAAATCCCATGAAGCGCTCGGGATTGGTCGCGGTGTTGCCGTAGAACAGCACGCCCGCGAGCTGCTGCGTCAGCCCCTCGAGGAAGGCGCGGTCCTCGCTCAGCCGGTAGGCCGCCGTGTTGCCGTTGAGGTCTGCCAGCGCCTTGTCGATCTCCGAATAGGTTTCGAGCATGCCGCACGAGTCGGTGATCTGCGTACTCGTGCTCTTGGTCGGCACGATGCCCTCGTTGAAGCGGCGCCAGGTGCCGGTCGGCAGCGAGGTCTGCACGCTGGTGCGATGACCAGTGGGCAGGTTGCCTTCGTTCCACACCATGTCGTCGGTGATCTCGTTCATCTGCGACAGCAGGCCGATCACCTGCGCGATGCTGCCATTGGGGTCGATGACCTTGGACCAGTCGGCCAGGGTCGGATTGGTCACGGAAAGCGTTGCCATGGAGCGTGGTTCCTAGTTGTGCTGGGAGTTGGGATAGAGGGACTTCGGGTCCAGCGCGCCGTTGCCGCGGCCGGCATTGCCGCCCACGAACGAGTCGTCCTTGATGGAGCGGGCGACCTTCACCATTCCCCGGATCAGGCCCGGATGGTTGGTGAAGCCCAGCCCTTCGAGATAATCGATCGTCTGTCGGTCGAAGACCCGCGAGAGCGCCGCCCTCGCCTCGCCCAGCGCCTCGGGCGAGAATTCCTTCTCGGAGATGGCGCGCCACTCCGTCGTCTGCTTCATCCACGTGGCGGAGGAGTGGTCGCTGACCGCCCGTGCGATCTCCTTGTCGCGCTCGATGGTGAAGTCGATCAGCCGCTGCGCCGTCTCGGGCGCGATCTGCTCGGCATCGAAGAGCTTTACGGCATCGGCGAACACGGGATCGTCGCTGCGGTAGCCCTCGGGCAGAGAGAGGCCCAAATAGCCGACAGGAGTCTGGGCGCCCGCTTCCGTCCCGGCATTGGCCTCAGCGGCGCTCTGGGCGGCCGCGACCTCGGCCTCCAGGCTCGGGGCGGCTTCGGGCGCCGCCGCCTGAGCCGCCGTCGTCTCGATCGTATCAGCCATCGTTCTGCTCCTCCGCGGCCCAGGCCGCCAGTTCGGTTTCGATCTCGTTGAAGCGGGCTTCGGCGCTCATCAGCTCGGTCATCTCCGGCGCGTGCCGTTCGAGCTCGCCCAGCAGCTCGATGCCGATGCTGCGGCGGCCGGCGCGGTAGTCCTGGTGGCGCTGCGCCTCGAGACCGCCGGGCACGTAGCCGTCGCTCCTAATGTCGCAGAGACCAAGCAGCCCGTGGATAAAGCGGCGGCCGGATTCGGTTGCCATCACCGCGCAGAGGTCGTCGGCGACGCGCTCCTGTGCCTGCTTCTCCAGCTGCTCGGCCTCGCGGACCTGCCTTGCATCGTTCGGGTCGTGCATCGCTCAGACTCCCAGTACGGATTGAAGGGCATTGCGGCCGCCGCCGACCTCGGTCTCGCTCAAAGTCCTGGCACCCTCGGCGACCGCGGCAGCAACCTGCAGTGCCTGCGCCGCCTCGGCCTTCAGCGCCCGAGCAGCACGAAGCTGGGCCACCACGTCATCGGCTACCGTGATGGCGGCCGGGGCGCCGAGCTTGTCGGCATAGACGTCGATGCTCTCGTCGGCGTTCAGCTTGTCGAGCACCTCGGGCCGGGTCGCGGCGATGCTGCCGGCGAAGGCCCACAGCCGCTCGACGGAGCCGAGATCGGCCGCCTTCTGCGCCTGCGCCAGGATGGAGATCAGCTCGACGTCGAGCGGGTAGCCGTGCAGTTCCGGGGGCGGCTCGGTGAAGAGGCCGTTCTCGGCCATGATGCCGAAGGTGCGCTGGACCAGCGGCTGCAGCAGGTCGTCGTGCAGGTTCTCCAGCACGGGCCCGAGCATCTGCATCTTCTCCTCGCGGCGGGCGCTGATCTCGAGCTGGCTGCGCGGCTGCACGCCGTCCATGTCGGAGATCATCAGGAAGAGGTCGGCGAAGAAGGCCGACTTGATGAAGCCCTGGGTGCGCGCGACGAGGCGCTCGACCGCGTCGATCGCGCCGGGAGCCGTCTGGTAGAGCGGCCACATCCCCGCTCCCCGCTCCTGGGTGGTGAAGTAGTTGATGGCGCCGGGCAGCACCGATGAGGCCGAGCCGCGCAGGCTGACATGCGCGCCCATCGGCGGGTTCACATGCTTGTCGACCGCGTTGTGCTCGCGCTTCTTCAGGATCTGCAGCGACTTCACGTCGGGCAGCGCGTCGTGGCCGGGCCCCCTGGAATAGGCGTCGTTGCCGATCGGTGCCCAGCGCGGCGTCAGCGCCGGGAACTCAGAATAGCCGCCGCGATGGATGAACTCACCCTCGGCCTGGCCGCCGCCGTCGCGCCAGTAGACCGAGCGGAACCTCTTGCCCGCTTGGTCGAGTCGGCCCTTCTCGAAACCGGTATTGGGCTCGATCATGTGCAGGATCGCGATCTCGGTGTCGGCATCGGCACCGCGCGCACGCTCGGCGATCTCGGCAATGCCGTGCTCCGGCCAGCGCTCCTGGATCTGGCGATACGAATACATGAAGCGGCGCGCCAGCGTGTCGACCCGGCCGCGCCAGTCCAGACCCAGCCAGTACTCACCGGTCGACAGCGTGTAGAGACGGATCACGTCCTCACGGTCGAACTCGACGATCGCGCAGCCGGTGCCGAACTGACCCAGCTCCTCGTAGATCGAGGGCAATGCCGAGTAGAGGTTGCCGGCATTGAACACCATGCGCATGCGCTCGGCGCATTCGTCGAGCCAGACCTTCACCGGTGCGAGCGACGCCACGCGGCGGTCGGGAATCGAGAGGCGGAACCACGGCCGCGCCGGCGAGGTGACCCCCGACATCAGACCGGCCACCAGGGTGCGCAGGGCAAACAATGCCGTAGGATCGAGGATGGCGCCGTTGGCCTGCGCGCCGCGGCCACCCTGGTTGGGCGACGTGAAGAACTGGCCGCGCCGCGGACTGACGAAGCGCGACAGCTCGCGCCAGCCCGGCTCCCATGACTGGCGCTGGCGCTTCAGGACGTTGAGGCGGGCTTCGAGATGTCGACGGAGGGCGGGATCGTGCGCCATCTCAGGCCCCCAGCATCGTCTTGCCGCGCGCGGCGGTGGTGGACGCGGCGTCGGTCAGCCCGAGGCCGCCGGTCGTGATCGTGGAGGCGTAGCCCGCCATCGCGGCCGCACGCTTCTTCTGCGCTTCCCGCGCCTCGCGCACCGACGGATCGGCCATCGACGGGAAGGGTTCGGGCGCCGGCGGCAGGGCCGGCGGCGACATCGGAGGATAAGCGGCCTGTCCGCCACCAAAAATTCCCAAGGGCGTCTCTCCTGTGAGCGAGCCCCTGAGTTACTGATGAACCGGATTTTGAAGATGCAAGCGGAATGTTCGGCGGCAGCGAAATCCATCGCTCACCGAATCACCTCGCCTTACTCTCTCGTGTGGTCGGCCAACTTGGAGGAAGAAGTGCACACTTTCGTGGACCTCATTGATCGCGGAACGGCCCTCATACTTCGCAGTCTTAATGAGACACGCGAGGGACTTATGGAAAGTGCCAAAACGAGCGCGTCCACCGCATTGGTAAAGAATCTACAGATGATTGAGCTCCAGAGGGCGATAGGCTTCTACGTTCGCCCAATTCGAGATCGCATTACCCATCAGGGTGTAGAATTCGGCACCTAGCTCATTCATTGATTTCTCAGGCGCAATCGCCGTAGCATCCTCCCGTCGAGGCGCAGAGGTTGTTCTCGACGAATTCTCCACTAGCCAAGCTAGAGCAGAAGGTTGGACTCCCTACATGGAAAGTAGCGCCAACTGAAAGGCCCGCCGCTCCCTTGAAGACGAGGGGAACCGCGGGCCTCCAGACATCGTGCCGGCCGATCGAACGGTCGCCCAGGATGCCTCCCAATCGCCTCTGCGAGCGATTGGCGGGACCATGACAATGCAGTGACACTGAGTCCAGCGCTTAAGAGTCCGCCAGCGGATCGTAATCGGACTCGATCGACACTGCGCGGAACGCCTCAGGCCCCCCGCCCGCCTCGAATTGCATCTCCTCGGGCAGATCGGCGACTGGATAGGCGAAGGTCAACGCCAGGCCGTCGGCATTGTCGGGCGAGGCCAGGCCGCGCTTCTTCATGTCCTCTTTCTTCTCGAGCCGGATCGCATTGTGCAGGTCGAAGCCGTATTCGCGCCCCGTGAGTTCGGCCATCAGCTCGGTATCGTCGGGAATGGCCCCGGTCTTCAGCCAGGCACGCATCGAGGCCCACATCTCGGCGGCCTTGTTGGCGGTGAGCGGCATGCCGTCGCCCCAGGTGTAGCGGTCAGCGCGGCCGCCGAAATTGACGCCGACCACGAGACGCCCCTGCAGCATCTGGCGCACGCGATCGACCACGCCGGCGCCGATTCCACCCTCGTCGATGAAGACCGCCCCCGCACGATGCCGGATCGCCTGCTCCGCCACCTTGCCTGACAGGACCATGAGATCGCCGACCCGGAGCTTGATCGCGGGAACGCTTCGCGCATCGCGGCCACGGCGAAACCAGATCGTGCTCTGATCGTCGCCGCCGCGCGCGCAATCGACGCCCATCACCAGCGGCTGGCGCAGGTGACTCTCGGCCGGGCGGCGGACCGCCTCTTCCACCGTCTCGCCGTCGATGAACTGCATGGCCCCTCCCCTCGGGAACTCGCCCTTCACGCGAATGCGGAAGAAGTCGCTGTCGTCGCCATAGTCGGCGGCCCAGCGCGCGATCTCGTCCTTGTCGGTCAGCGAGACCTTGCGGCCGTCGACCTGGTGGCGCTGCCAGCGATGCCGGAAGCGGCCGAAGCATTCGCGGAAACGGCCGGTGTTGCGCGTCGGATTACCGGTGGCCAGCCACAGGATCTCGGTGTCGCGATCGGTCAGGGCGCCCTCGATCGTCTCCCAGACCGGATCGGGAATGGCCGAAGCCTCGTCGAAGGCGACGAACAGGCGGCGGCCCTGGTTGTGCAGACCGGCGAAGGCCTCGGTGCTGCGCAGGCTCCACGGCACGGCGTCGACGCGCCACGTCCGCTCATGCGCGGGCTCGACGCTGGCGATGGACGTCGCCGTGATATCGAACCACTCGGCGCAAACGGCCAGCCGCAGCCACTTGGTGAGCTCGGGCCAGGTCTTGGTCTTGAGCTGTGTCGCCGTGTTAGCCGTCACGACCCCGCGCGTATCGCGGAAGGTGGCGAGCGCCCAAACGATGATCCACGCCACCAGCGCCGACTTCCCGACGCCATGCCCCGAAGCGACGGCAATGCGGATCGCGTCGGAGGCGCTTGCGAGAGATCGCCCGATCTCCCGAAGCACCTCGCGCTGCCACGGCTCGGGGCCCGCATCCTTCGCCAGCACCGTCCCCGCCTCGCCCCACGGAAAGGCGAACAGCACGAAGCCCAGTGGGTCGTGCGCGTAGGTCCCGATCTCGACGGCCAGAGGATCGAGGGCGGCTGCCTGCGGGGAACGAGAGGAGTCCGGAACATCGCCCACGACTTCGGGTCCTGATGAACCGGACTCTGTGTTTGCAAGGGTAAAGCCGAGTGCGACCTCAGACCGTTGGCTTGATG